CCGAGCTCGTCCACAACGGCCTGCGACGCGCGCCGTAGGGCCTGGACGGCGGCGAGCTTGCGCTCGGCCCAACCGGGCGCCTCGAGACCGTCGGCGAGCTGGCGCGCGATGATCCGCAGTAGGCGCAGCTCGGCGTCTGCGTACAGATCACGGGTGCGCTCGGCGAGGGGTTCCACCATGCCCGGATGGATCGGCACGGGCTCACCCCCCGTCGGCTCACGCGGCGAGCGGGTACGTGCCGCCCGGGTCGCCCGGGTCGGGCGCGCCCGCTCCGGTCTCGGCCAGGATCGCGGCGACTTCGCGCTGTACGGCGGTGTCGTCCCAATCCGGGTGCAGGATCTTGACCTTTGTCGCGGTGCTGACTGCGCCCGCCCGGGCGAGCAGGTCGAGCGTGGTTGCCGTCTGCTGCTCGGACTCGGCGACTCCCGATCCGAATTCCACGCGCGGGCGCTCGGGCGTGATGGGGCTGCCGAACTGGGCGGCGTCGATCAGCAGCATGACGTGCAGCATGTCGGCGAGGGCTCGCCGCCAGTAGCCGGCCTTCTTCCTGCGGGTGATCAGTCCGCGGGCGCGCCGGTTGTCGACCTCCGTCGCGGTGACGGGCTGGCCGTCGCCGTCGAGGCCGAACGATGCGGCGTCGTAGCCGGCGGTCTGCACGGCCTGTCGTACGGTCGCCTCGGCCGTGCGCTGGTGCTCCTCGACCCTGATAGCGAACTGGGCGAGGGTGATTCCGCTTCCGTCGTTCGGCGGCATCCGCAGACCTGCCCACACCTCGCGGTCGTCGTCGAACGATGCGCCCTGCCCGGGGCCCTGACTCTCGAGGTAGGCGTCGGGCACGATCAGCCGCGCGCGGGCGAGGCGGATATCCCGCAGCCAGCTCGTCCAGGTGGTGTCGAGGGCGTCGAACAGGTCGTGTACGGCGGCGTAGTCACTGCGCCCGACGGGGCTGGAGCGGTGCAGCCGGTTGGGCAGCATGTTGGGCACGTACGCGGCGGTGAGCTGCGTTATACCGGTCGGGATGGCTGGCTCTCCGTCGTCGTCGAGGATGGTCTCGGCGGCGAGGTCGGCGGTATCGGGGTGCTCGGTGAGCGGCACGCGGCGGCCGATGGTGTCGGGCCCGCCCTCGTACAGCGCGTGCACGACGCGCCCGGGCTCGTGCCGTTCGATGTGCCGCCACACCGTGTACTCGGTCGAGCCGGTGAGCTCCTGCCAGAAGTTGACGGCGCGCAGCATGCCGAACCGGAACTCGGGGATCGCGGCGTCGGGCTGCATGACGGTGAGCAGCGGGCGCGGTGCAAGCTCGCGGTCCCAGGTGACGCGCAGGAACACGCCCGACAGGGCGGCGGCCTGCTCCGCGGCGCCGAGCAGCGTCTCTTGCACCATGCCCTCATCCAGCAGGTGATCGAGGCGGGTTTGTGTCGGGCCGTCCTCGACGCGGATCGTCGGCATGTCGGCGAACAGCATGTCGGCAGACGTGCGGGCGATATCACCCGCGAGGGGCACGTGTAGGCGCGTCTCCCGTCGGCGTATCCGGTACTCGGTCGAGCGGCGCCCCCACAGCTTCCGGCGCTCGCGGGCCTCCGGGGCGTACCCGTAGATCCGCTCGAGGCGGGCCCGATCGCCGCTGTACCAAGCGTCATCCACGCGCATGGCGCGGTAGAACGGGGCCCATGCCGGGGGCGGCCACTGGGCGCCATCACTGGGCAGTGCCATCGGTGGTCACCTCCCGTCGGGTGAGCGCTCGCCACGCGGCCCACAAGCGGGCGCGGCGGGTGATGTGCGCGGACACGGCGGCGTGCAGCACGCGGCGGCCGTCGGTGGGCATGGGATCGGGGGCGCCGATGATGACGTGTGCGCCAGTCCAGCGCGGGAACGGCGGCAGGGGTGCGCGGGCGGTCATGCGGCGGGCTCCTCCTCGTCGGTGGGGCGTGGCGCGGTGAGCAGGTGCCGCCACTCGTGCGCGGTCGAGTGCACGACGTAGCGCAGCGCGTCGGCGCTGTGGTCGTCGACTTTGAGCGGGGCATCTTCGCCGCGGGCGGTCGCTTTCGGGTCCCAGCTGTAACCGGGAAGCTCGGCGAGCAGACCCTCGCACGACCGGTGCACCAGTAGGCGGCCGGCGGCAAGCAGGCTCGACACGGACCGGATGCCGTCGGTCACGTCGTTCGTGGCGCGGGCGAGGCCTGGGTGTCCGTCGGTCCATAGCTGCGTGGTGAAGCTTGCGGCGCTCGGATCGATGAACGTCCACTCGGGGACGACGCCCGCGGGGGTGTCTGGGTCGGCGCCCGGGCGGCGCCACTGGTCGAGCCACGCGCGCAGCGCTGCGGAGTACTGCGCGTCGGTCATGCTGCGATGCGCGGCGCGGGAGTCGTGCCGCCACTCGCCGCACACGTACAGGCGCCCGTCAACGCCCTCGCCGAGCAGCAGCGCGGCGAAAGGGTTCGTCGTTCCGTAGTCGACGCCACACCAGTAGCGGCGCATGTCGGGCAGGGTGTCTACGACGTGCGCGGTCTCGTCCCACATGTCGTAGATGGCGCCCTCGGCGACGACCCACGCCCCATCGATCATGCGGCGGCGCCACAGACCGACATACTCGGCCGTGAGGTCGGCGATGTACTCCGGCGACAGGGACGGATTGTCGGCGAGGCGGAAGTGCCACGCCCGTAGGTTGAGCTCGGCGGCGCGGTCGAGATACCCGGTCTTGAGCCAGTGGCGCGGCGAGTCGGGGTTCGTCGTGGCGTACAGGCGGGCGCCCGGGACACTGAGGCGGGCGAGTAGCTGGGTCCAGAATCCCTCTGGCAAGAGGGTGGCCTCGTCGACCAGGGCGAGTTGCGCCGTGAGGCCTCGTAGGCGGCCCTCGGCGCGGGTGTCCGCGGCGCCGATCAGGTGGACGGTGCGCCCCAGGATGGTTGCCGTGGTGGCGCCGCGGGTGTGGTGCACGTGCCGGGCGAGGGGGCCGAACAGGGCGGGGTCGGTGAGCGGTTCGAACACGTTCCGCTCGATGGTCTGTAGCGACCGACCACAGATGATGATGAGTCCGGACGGGCCCGCGGTGGCGACGGCGATCACGAACGCCAGTAGCGAGGCGATCGTCTTCCCGCTGCGCACGCTGCCGTGCCAGATGTTCACGCGCGCGGTGGCCTGGCCGATGCTGCGCAGCTGCTTACGGGACAGGGGCAGACGGTCGAGGTCGAGCACTGCTCACCCCCCGTCGGCGCCTCCGTCGTCGGGGTCGTCGGCGGCGGCCTGCTGCAACGCCTCGCCGAGCGCTCCGAGCATCGAACGCACCTGCTCGGCGCCCTCGCCGCCCTCGGCGGGTGCGAGGCGTAGGGACGTGGATACGGCCGTCTGCACGGCTCCGATGATCTGCCGTTGGTCGCCGAACCGGGGCCGCTCGAGGTGGGTCTCGTGCCACTCGCCCTCGCGGCCGGCGAACTCGCCGACGGTGCAGGGTGCCCACAGCTGGGCGCGCAGCTTCTCGGCGTCGTCCTGGAGGGCGGCGGCGAGGGCGGTTCGGCGGGCGGCGAGGTCGGCGCGGCGTACCTCGGTGGCAACGGCTACCTCGGCGGCGCGGTCGAACGTGAGGTTGAGCTCGCGGGCAATCTTCGTGACGGTCGAGGGTGACCGCTTGATCGCCCGGGCTATGTCGTTGCGCGTCTTGCCCTGGGCGTGAAGGGTGCGCACCTGCTCGCGGTCCTGGTCGGTGATCGGCCGTGCCATGGCGTCACCTCCTCGCGGCGGGCATACGAAACGCCCCGCGGCGCGGTGCCGGCGGGGCGCTGGGCGGTGCGGTGTGGCGCTATGCGGGGCACTTCGCGTTGGGCTGCTCCGCGTACTCGGTCTTGCCGTCGTCGAGTCCGGTTGCGGCGGCGCCGATGCTGCCTACGGCCTTCTTGCCGTTGGCGAGGCGGTTGTCTGAGGTGCCGGTGCCGCCGGTCGCGCAGTTGATCTCAATGAAGTATCCGGCGTCTTCGGTGAGCTGGTCGGCGACGGTGTCGAACACGCCGCGGAGATCCTTGGTCGAGGTGACCTCGACGGCGATGGTGCGCTGGGTCCCGTCCGTGTCCTGCCGGGTGATCTTGTAGGGCGGTGCGGCGGGCTTGTCGTCGCTGCTGTCGCTGCTGCTGCACGCGGTGAGTGTGGCGAGGGCGGCGAGCAGGACGGCGGCGGCGGTGGTGGTGCGCTTCACGTGTGATCCCCCACGGTGGAACGGGTGTGTCTGCTGTGAGACACGGTAGGGGGGCCGGCTGGTTGCAGGGGGCATGCGAGCGCCCCGCGGCGTGGTGGCCGGCGGGGCGTTCGGTGAGCTGCGGGGCGGCCCGTTTCTGGGCACGCCGGAGACGCGGCCCAGAGTAGGTCACGAAACGATCACGGCGCAACTCGCGCGCGGGAGCGGTCGCGTCCGGTCGCTACGCGTTGTGTCGGTTCTTCCGGTCGCGTGCGGCTGCTTCTTCCCATGACAGGGTGAATTGGTGGTAGGGCTGTTCACTGCCCTGGACGCGCGCAAGCTCAGCGCGGGTGCGTTCGCGGGCGGCCTCGGCTGCTTCCTCGGCGCGCCACTCGACGACTTCCTCGGGCGTAGCGTCCACAACGATGAACGTGTCCGTCACGCTCTCGAATACTGCATAGCGGCCGTCCGGTTGCCGGATGATCTGCTGTCCCATGGGCTTATCCTCTCGCGGTCGTGCGGGTGGCGGGGCCGGTCGGCGCGGCGGCGGCGCGGCGCAACTCGCGCGCGGGAGCGGTCGCGTCCGGTCGGTTCGCGCGTTCGGCTGCGGGCTGCTGGCGGGGCGAGTATCTTCTTTCCCGTGCTCCCCGCACTCGCGGGGATGGCCCTAGACCTAGGGGCGTCGTGTTTTGCTCCCCGCACTCGCGGGGATAGGAGGGGCCCCGCCGGGACTGCCGGCGGGGCCCTTCTTCGTGTGTCAGTCCGTGTAGAGGGTGGCGAGGGCTTCGCGGATGGTGTCCGCG